CAGCAGCTGATGAAACAGCTTTGCCTTTTTGATAACCTTCTACAGCAGAACCTAACGCATTTTGTACTGGAGCTTGTACTCCAGTTGGTGCTGTACCAGGTCCTTGTGAATATGCAAGCATTGGATTTAAACCAGATGCTTGTAAATCCTTAACAGTATTTTGATATCTTGTAGCATATTGTTCGGCACTAAAATTCTGAGCCGACTGGGCTCGATCCCAGGCGGCTTGATTAGTTAAATTTGTGCCTACTAAATTGCCAACAGCACTAACGATCGCATCTAACATATTAGAAGTGATCGATTAAGCCAGGTACGCTGTACATTGGCATTGGTCTTGCTTTCTTTACATCAAAGAAAGAATCAAAAATAAACTGCTGCCCGTTAGCAGAAGATCCTACAGCTAATACGCGACTTACAGGCGGTGTATCTTTAATAAACGTATCGTTTAATGTTGGTAACGATGTAAATTTCTGGGCTAAATGCCATCCGTCAATTGTTCCGGCAGCTGTTGATCTAAATAAGCTGGAAATTCGTGATGGATAATAACGATATTCCGCCCATCGTTCTTGATAACCAAACACGCCATTGTCTTGTGTTGAATTACCAGTTACATATATTTCCTCGTTTAATACTGCTTGTTCGCCAAGCATGGCAAAAGCTGGGAAATAAAAATCGTAACGTGTTGATCGACTCCACATACGTGCGAGTCCTTGTTGATATGTTAAGTCTGCGCGTATCGATACTAAACCGATAATGACGCCGTGCTCAACAAACGATTGAGTAAAGCCATGATTGTGAGCAAGGGCAGTACCCATAGAAGCAAGTGTACCCAAAGGGGTAGTTGTACCGGACGCACTAGTTCCAGAGGTCTGCGCAATTGGACTGATGTTGATATTAGTTGAACCACCACCCAAATACTCAGGACGCTGTAGGCGAGCGTCAGGGCTGACGACGCCAAAGTGAGAGCGAATAATTTCAGTATATCGTGTGCCTCCACGTGCGTCCCTCTCTAATAATTTCTGTATTTGGAATGATTGTCTTAATTGATTAATTGTTGCAGCTGTTGCTTGTGATAAATCAGCATAAAGCTGATTTGCTTGTAGCTCAGTAACATTTGAATTTGAAAGATAAGTGGTTGTAGTAACCATCTTTCGATATGAGCTATCAGAAGAATAAAGAATACTAAGATTTTCTGTTGCAGCAGCTGGTGCTAAATCAGTAGCTACAGGCGCTTTTGTACCAAGTGGAAGCGTTACGCTTGCGCCTTTTTGTGGCCATGGTAAAGCTGATGTGAAATAGTCTTTACGTTTTCCTCTTCGTAATAATGTGTAATTTGCTACTGTGTCTGGGCCATCACCCTTATCTACTACTACAGAGTTTTGAAGGTTTTCATCTCGAAACCATTCGTTGTAAATGAGGTTATATGCTCTAGGCCAGAAAGCACAATGGCTTACTGTTGCACCTGCATTTACTTGGCCTACAGTGGGTAAACCCATGTAGTCCTGTAGCGAGCCGATTGTGTATCCGCTCGCTGGTGACACCTGCTGGGGTACTACATATGATATTGAGTCCCCTGGATTATTTTGTTCTCCCATAAATTTTTGCCAATTATTCCAAATCAATCGATTTGGGACAAAAAAGAAGAACGATTCTAAATGTAAATTATCCATTACTGGATATAGTGGCGTTGCCATTCGGGCAAACGCTGTCATATTTAGATTAAATGTGTCCCCTGGTAGTACTTCGTCTACATATACGGGGACTAAGTAGCCTGCATCGAATGTTGTTTTATGTGTACTTTGACAGTCAAATTTTGATCGCGGAATATCCGCTTTTGGAATCATTGTGAACTGATGTATGTCTACTGAACGATTACGATGCATTTTTGCTCCTATGTGTTATTCCGTAAGAAAAGGTTACCCTTTTCTTTACGGTTAGTTTTGTATTTTTACTTGTTTACCCAGACTTAATAGCTTTGGATCTTCATGTAAATAAAATTTACCTGTGTTGTCATCAAATTCTCCGAACTCATATAGATCAAAGTCATCTGGATGGTTATATAACTGGTTTTCTGCATCAGCGCGATTAATTTCATCGCTAAATGATCTGATAGCTACACCAGTTGAGGGTACAAACATTGGACGACCGTATGCATCTGCTGCACGGTCTTTTACTGAACATAATGATAATTTCATGAGGATTTCCTAAGTGAGGTTACGTTTAAGTTTTTGAAGTTTTGCCTTTTGGACTGTTTCTTTTACGATTAGTCTTTCCGGGGTATTGTCTTCGTTATTTAGTTTAGCGTTTTTTTCCCGTTTGTAAAGTATTTCATCGTATTCGTATGGATTATCTGTTTTATATTTTTTATCATAAAACTTAGGAGGACGTACCTTTTTTCCTTTAATAATGACGTAATCATGTGGATATACGTCGTTTTTGTATGTTTTGTACCAGTCATAGCCTATTCCAGGCTTTAATGACATTTTGTTAAATTCGGGTTTACGAGTAGTTATTTCGCCAGTTTCACTGTCGGTTTCTGTGTAATGTGCCTTTGAGTTATGTCCTGTTACTTTTTTCATGATATAGCGTGCAACATATGCAGCTGACTCAAAGTTAACGTCTCCAATGGAGGAATAACCAAATGGCCAGAGTATTTCAAGGTCGCTGGATCTATAAAGCATAGCACCAGAGGGAGACCTTTTCCATAATTTTTTATCATGAAAGTCGTGTCCGAAGATACAGGCGTGGAAGTGAGGTCGGCCGAAATTTTCGCCATACTCTCCAGCCATGTAATAGCGGATTGTAGTGTTTCCGAATTTTTTTCGAAGTCGCTTAATGAACAGTTGAAAGTCTCTGTAATGTAAGCTGCCATCGCTTGGGAGATGTGTATTGTCATATGTGAGTGTTATGAAGCAGTTATGTTGATGTAATTGGGCTTCATGCATGCAACGCATGGCCCATTGTCGAGATCTTTCTAACCTGCAGCCAATACATTGTCCGCAGGGTAATGAAAGTGTTTTAACGGTATTAAACCATCGTCTTTCCTGAAAGACAATGGAACCGTCTGCGCACTGGTATGCGCTTATTGGATGATAACAAGGCATGTGAGGTGCCTGGGGGTTTTATTAGAACCTCCAGCCTCCACGCTGTGGGGCTGATCTCATATTTGGTGATTTAGTCTTGTGACTATGACGTCTAAAAGATTTTGCTGATTTCTTTTTATTAACTGCTGTTCTACGCATATACATGGTTTATCTCCTTTTTTTGGGGTTGGTGTCACCTAGCACAGTTACATCTAGTAAGGTAACTGTGCGGACGGTCTAATCGACCGTCTTTTCCTGCGGAGATTCAACGACTTGCGGCATCTCCACAGGTGTTTTATTGACGAGGCCAAGTGAAATAGCCTCATCTAAGTTTTCTGGTTTATCGAGAAACTCGATAAGTTGAGCTGGGTCGTTTTCGAACCTAGCTCTTAATGTTGCTGGCAGGGACATAAATTCGTCCTCTGCAGCGATTACTTGGTTAAGGGCAGTATGGTAGTCACCAATGCCCGTAAAATCGCCATAACGTGGCGATAATGGGGCTTCTGGAAGAAGTCCTGTTATGTTGAATTGACGAAGAATATTATTAATATCCGTTTCGTCTTTGAAATGCTGCTGAGTCAGAGTTGCATCCTCACAATGCAACCCCGACTCATTTGACGCAGCATCTGTATCGTAGTTATATGGTGTTCTTAAAAAAGGAGCTTTTTTTGTCATTTTATCTTCCATATTGGAATGGTTTGCCAAGACTGCCTGACAATCCTGGCATTAGTTTGTGAAATATATAATAAAAAGTTGGATACTTTTTAGCTATTTCTGATTCTGGTGCAGATTGATCATTTGCTTGTTGTATACGTATTAATTCAGCCCTCAGATTCTGATTATTTTGTGCAATATTCTTAATTTCTTCCATCATCTTTTTAGCTGATGCAGCGGATGCACCCGCTTGTTGAATATATGCATTAGCGAGTTCCTCGCTTGTCTTTGTTTCTTGGGTAACTTTGGGCTGTTGCAAAGATAATAACTTTGCTTGTTCTTCAGCGACTTTTGCTTCTGCAACAGATTTCGCTGCATTTGCGGAATTTAAAGTTGTTTGTGATTCCGCTTGTTTTGCTTGTTCTGCTTGTAAAGCAGCAGCTGATGAAACAGCTTTGCCTTTTTGATAACCTTCTACAGCAGAACCTAACGCATTTTGTACTGGAGCTTGTACTCCAGTTG